TGGAGCATTTTTCGGTAATGTCGTGAAAGATTTCATCCCGGCTGAATCCTAGATTAAGCAGCTTGACGATGCGGTCTTGGGGTCTGCCGTACTGCGCTTCCGCTTCAGTCAGCGGTACGTCGTGGGTGGTTTCTGGTTTCATGATTAAATCCCAAAGTAGTTAAAAGAATGTTCCACATGGAACACCCCGGAGCATCGCATACCTCCGGGGTTTGGGTCAATCATAGTTTCGTATAAGCTTATATCAAATGCTTATATGTCTCTTCGTCCATTAATATTTCTCGAACCGTCTGGCGTTGTCTTTCAAGAGGGTCAATTGATATTTGTTCTGCTGAAGCACAGCGAACAGGACTACGTTGGAAAGCAGGGAGATGGTCAGGGCCAATTCGACAAAGGTCATAAGCACACCTTTCACATAAAGCGTTTTTGATGGGGACGCCGGATTTGTTGCAAGCGTAGCAGTGCCGCATTAGTGCAGATGCTTTTTCTCAAACCCTGCATAAGCGTCCATGAGGAAGTCGGTGTAAATGATGTAGCCCATCTGGCATAACTTAAAAACAAACTCTTCGTCGGTTGACGAATAGCTTAAAGACTCCATGATCTTAAACTCTTCCGACGCCGGGGATTCGCTAACCATTTTTTCTAACGTGTCCATCACGTACTCCCGGAACCCCTCGTTGTCTTCAAAAGATTTGGCAGCCTCGACGCGGTCTGCCTTCCGAGTAATGCGCAGGTTTGGATTGAATTCCATTCTTTTTCCTCAGTTATGTAGTAGGCTTAAAGGTAGAACGATACCTTATCGCATACAAGAGTCGTATACAAGATGAACACCAAGCTTTATTTAGTAGAGTGGCGCGATGCTTGCGGGGGAACTAAGGACGGGTGGAGACCGCTGGAAGATCTGAAGCAGATCCGTGAAGCGACGGTCTTGTCCTGCGGAGCGGTTATTCATATAGATGACGAACGCTTAATTGTCTGTCCTCACATCATCCCCGACGAATATGGAAATGTGTCTGAAGGGGATGCAGAGATTGCTATCCCCATGGGCTGGGTCATGAGCATTACGGAACTAACCCCGTGAACCGTGATCCGGGGGACGAGTGGGAAGACGCGTTAGAAGAGGCCGAGCATTACAGGGAAGAAGATCCGATGACCGAGGTCGGTGAGGAGTCGATGTCGTTTTACGAGAAGAGACTCAAGCTAATTGAGGACGCGGCCAAGAAACTTCGCAAGCGTTAGAGTCTTCGGATACTTGCTGCAATTTGGGCGCACCAGAAGTACAGGTCGGTGTCGTCCATGTTGGATTTGATTTTGTTGACGCGGTCACAGACTAGGCGGACGTTTTCCGGGTTGTACATAAGGTCGGAATCTATCCGGTCTATTGATATGTTTGTCCCGCGCCGGTTGCCGCTGTTGCCGTGTTGTCCTTCGTGGCCCCATGTCATGGGCATTCCAGAAATGGCGCACAGTCCTTTCTGTTCTTCAAACAATTGCAGCAAAAAATCTACGGTGCATTTGACGGATAATTTAGGACCGTCTTTTTTTGCCCGGCTATTGATGTCCCGCAACTTTGAGTTAAGAAAATTGACGCGGTCTTTGTGGCGACTTTCGGATTGGCGCTTAGTTTCGCAATAAGAGCAATGAGGAGCTTGACTGCGATAACGAACAAGCTTGCCGCCTCGTTTGAACCGGGCCGCAAATTCTTTATATAACTTTTCTTCTCCGCAATAATCGCAAGAGTATTTTTTCAAACCCGCGCCCTACCTGCGATTAAGGGACCCTTATACTAAAGTCATAATCAATAAAAGCAACCCTATGATGAGATAGTCTTTCCAATCGGGCTTAGGGCTAGATTCTTTATCCATTAGCAAATCTCCACTTCTGCGGTAGTTTCAACCCAGACTTTTGCGCCGCATGACAGGGGCTTGTCCGGGGAGTACACAACTTTACTTGGCCCGTGGACCGTGACGCTTTGTCCGTAGGTATTCTTTTTTCCTTCCTTAACGGTGATCACTGGTTCGCGATCCCCGGTCTTGGCGTTGCGGCGAATAATGTGCTGGTTGATGTGAATGCGCTTAATCGTCATCTTCATTGTCCTTTAGACGATAGTAGATAACGTGTGCGCCGCAGTCCGAGCAACTAAGGTTGCTGGACATGTCGAAAAACTCTTCTTCTTCAGAGAGGTCGTGATCGCCGCCCCAGATCAGGCGTCCCCGGCAATACCAACATATATCCCCAGATTTAACCTTACTTGGCGAAACGTCACTCATACTCATTGCTATTCCTCCGTGGGCTCCACTTTGTACCAGCTTGAACAGGGGTCCGTGGCCCGAGACTTGTGCAACGTGCAAAACCATTTGCGGTTACCAACGGGTTTGCTGTGCTTACATGTTCGGCACTCGACGGAGAGAGGAAGGGATACTTCTCCTTCGGGCCAACAATGCGGGCGGTAATTGCAATAACGGCATTGAAAGTTCCGGGGATCACTCGAAATCTTTTTTGCCGACAAGTCCCGGACCACGGACATAACTTTGTAGATCAGAAAAACATAATCGTTGTGGTTGTATGGTATATGTTCTGCGTGATAAGTGGAGTTGTTTTTGTTGTACGCCACCATCCACGCACCTTTTGCCTTGGATAACCCCATCAGCAATTGTGTTTGGTAGTAGTAGATGGGGTGGCTTTTATGGATACCCTTGTCCCGAAACATCATCCACTTCTTATCGTTCATGGATTTTATTTCAAGGATTTCGGGAGTGGGGTTTTCTTTATCAAACGCAATGATCCCGTCCGCGTGTCCACGCAAATGGCCGCCTAGCGCGGTGTATTCAAACTGGTCTTTTGTGCGGGGATCGACTTCGTAGACCATGGCCCCACTTTTTTTCAAATCTCTGACGACAATTTCTTCAACGATGTGCCCTAGCTCAAAAATTCTTTTTACGGCAGGAGGAATTTTTTTCTGGGGGTAGCCACGAAGGCTAAACTGAAGAAAAGCCCGGCAAGGGTGGCCGACGTTACTCGCGCCAATGTAACAACGGCGCTCGGTTTCTGACCCGTTTTCCGTGCCAACGTCAATGGCTTTAATGAGGTCCATGTTAAAATTAATTCCGTGGCCAGCAAAGCATGGTTGTATACGATAATATACGTTGAGGTGGAATGCAAATGATGGGGCCAGAGGGGTTTGATGACGCCATCCTTGGAATAGGCACAGTTTCCACGGAGAACGGCGACGAAGAGATATTAGTCTACGACGTTCAGAAGATGATTAAGATTGTTATGGATGACAGCATCGACATGACATGGGACGAAGCAAAAGAATTTGTTGAGTTTAATATTCTTGGGATTTATTTGGGGGGAACCGGGCCCTGCTTTTTACAGGTGGGCAGCCTTGCGCCCGGCGATGGGGACACCATCCATTAATAAAAAACCCCCCATTGCGGGGGGCGGATTCAGTTCAACTCACTTTGGGAGAAAAGTTTACACGAACCCAAAAACGTTTGATCCGACGGAGTGACCGTCAAGGCGTAGTATACCAATCCGGCCTAATTACTTCAAGAATCTCTTTAGTCGCTTCAGCTTCAGGCACTACAGACAAGTCGTGCTGGATCGCCATGTTGCGGTTAAACCGATCTGCCATCTGATGCGCCGCCTGCACGGCCAACTGGGCATCGCGGGAGTCTACTCCATGGTGCCATTTACTAGCTCCAAAACGAGACGGTCCAAGTACCAACGGGCCTTCCGCAGGTCCTCTACTGGTTCTTTTTTTATTTCGTATCGCCATACGTATTTTTGAATGTTTCCCTTGAGATACCCCTGAAAAGCTTCCGGGGACATGCTGGCCTTGATGCCGTCGATGCACTCGACATCACCTTGGTTGTAATGGGAGGGGCAGGTAACGTTGTCAAAGTTTTTTGGCATTTTTCTCTCGCTCCGCATCAACCTTTGCTTTGAGAAATTCATGCCAAATGTGCAACTTATCGAAGTCGGACTTGTCTACTTTTCCTTCTTCGTAACCTTTTTCCAATTTTTTTAAAGCTTTATCAAACTCGGCTTGCATAACACTAAACGTCATATCGAATAACTTTTTGAAGTCAACGCTTCAGTTCCTGTTTCTTTTTTAAACTCTTTAATCTGATCCACGATGTACTCTTGATCGCGGTTAGACAGATTAGCTTGCTTCCACCCTTCAACAATATAGCGGAGTTGACCACTAATGGTTCGGCCCTCTACCCGAGCAATTACCACAATCTCTTCGTACACATCTCTCGGCAGTAAAACCGACTTCCATTTTGTTGTGTCCATGGGACATCTCCTACACAAGTATGGGACATTATAGGGCCATTTTGCGCCCTATTCAAGCTCTTCGCATTCGCCCCAACTAGGTCCCAAATCCACATCGCATTTGTTCGGGACCTGTAACGGAACAGCCTGTTCCATTATTTCTGCCAATTCTTTTGCCTGCTCTGCACTCTCGACGGAGAAAGCAAGCTCATCATGCACCTGAAGCATTGGGACGCTCCCTGCGGCACAAACGTTTACCATCGCCTGCTTGGTCATGTCCGCAGCCGAAGCCTGTATGAGTCGATTGAGAGCCTTGTACGTGTATGCGCGTCGAAGGCGTGTAGTAGGCCCGTGGACCGAGATGGCTTCTTCACGGGGTAATGCCTTGTGCATGGCAAAGCTGTCCGGCTCCCACATGTCAAATCGGCACTTTCTTCCGCGCAAAGATCGCAGACTTCCAGAAGACCGTGGGTCGTCAAGCTTATTCTGTACGCCACGCATCAGGCCTTTTACGAAGGGAACCTTGTTGTGATATTGCTTGGTCAGCGCCTTTGCTTCTTCCACACTAAGGTCAAGTTGATCAGATAGTTTATTGACGCCCATGCCGTACATCATGCCGAGGTTGATGACCTTGGCCTGCTTTCGCGGGATGCCTGCCATTTCGCTCACCATGCTATGGAAGTCCATATTTGGGTCGTTACGGTAACCGTCTACAAAATCTTCTACTCCGGGCATCGGCATGTTCTTGTAATCGCCGTAGTTCTTAGCGAAGTGAACCAAGATCCGTGGCTCCTGTTGCGAGAAGTCAATTGCCGCCCACTGCTGACCTTCTTCTGGGAGGAACAAGGAGCGGATCATGGGGCCCAGTTGTGGATCGCGGGCCGGGATCTGTTGAAGGTTGGGCGAGTTCATAGAAATGCGGCCCGACACCGTCCCGCCGTCGTCCGAGCGTAACTGGTTGATATGGCTGTGAATTCTTCCTTTATGGGTGAACTTTAGTATGCCGTCAATAAAGTTTCCGTTGGTCTTGTTGAGGTTGCGAGCCTTCATGATCAACTGTGCAAGCTCGTGTTGGTGTTCCGATAAGAATTGTTTTGTAAAACTGGGCGAGCCTTTGTCTGTCTTTGGGTACGGCAGCCCTAGCCCGTCAAATGCTTTGGCTATTGACTGTGCCGCCCAGATCTCGACGTTGTTACCCGCCAAAGATTTAATTTGTTTGATGACCTCTTTCTCTTGCTTCATTAGAACCTGCTTGGTCCGTTCAGCGCGGTCAATGTCCACCCGTATGCCTCGCAAGGTCATGTCCACCAGATGTGGAAGCAAGTCAATCTCAAGTCGCCAAACGTCCCAAAGATCTTCGCGGTTCAGCAACGTTTTAAAATGGTGCCAGAGTTCTAGCGTAATTTCGGCATCGGTCTCGGCATATGGCCCGACGTACATGGCGGGTAACTTCCACATCTCGCCTTTGGGATCGACGCCAAACTCCTTGGCGGCCTGCACCAAAGTCTTTTCGGATTTTGTCTTGCCCAGATGGTCGTAACAAAGAGCGTTTAGGCTGTAGCTAAACCGGTTTTCATCAATCAGACTAGCGGTAATCATGGTGTCGATTACGCGGCCCTTAACCTCAAAGCCCATAGCGCGAATCCAACCAAGGTCGTACTGGGCGTTATGCATGATTTTGTCAGCAGGTGACTCAAATACTTTTTTAAGCCACTTGCTCACAATGCGTTTGTCGAGGTTACCCCCGCCAGCATGGCCGACGGGGATGTAGCATTTCCACCCGGAAACTGCGATGGCATAGCCCACTACCTCGCCATCACACGTAGGCCAGCCCGGTCCTTTTACCTTTAAATTCGGATCGCGGGTTTCTACGTCGATGGCGATTTCGTCCGCGTCAAAAATATCGGGAAGCTCCATAGGAGGAACCCAATCACTTTTTGGAGGGAACATGGCCATTTGCAATTTTCCGGTTGTCATTACGCTACCCTTTTCTCGCGAAGAATTGCCTTCTCAAAATGGTTGCAGGACGAACACCACCAACCGACGCGTTTTTTTTCTTCTGCATTAATTATTTCTTCCGCTACTTTGCCGCAAGCGGGGCATTTAATATGACTCATATCCGTGTCTTTTTTCATAACGCGTATGACCTTAAATAATCTTCTGGTTCTAGTATGTAGAGGTTCTGAAGCGCCCGCGTTACCCCCACGTAAAAAACGCGGTGAAGATCATCTCCCGGCGTATCTAGTGCCGCCGCAGTCAAATCCGGTAGGATTACAACGTTTTCGGCTTCCCCACCCTTTGTGCCGTGGATCGTGGACAATCGAATTCGGGGCATGGCGTTAAACTTCTCGCCTCTGCGAAGGAGGGCAGTAATGTAGACTCTGTCCCCTTCTGGTATTTTATCCATAGCCTCGTGCCAGATCATCTTATTTGTAGCCAGTAAACCAAAATGTTCTTGTAAATCGG